CGAGCGTGCCAGCACCGATATGGACACCGCAGCTCGTGGAGTCCGTGAGGCCATGTCCGGTGACCGTATGCGTCGTCTACAAGGCGAAGGCATGAAGAAAGGCGGCGCTGTTCGTGGTTGTGGGCGTGCTGCACGGGGTCACGGTAAGGCCCGTATGATTAAGATGAAGGGTGCGTAATGCGCTGCTACTACAAGAAAGGCGGAACGGTGAAGGACGCGTGCTACCGCAAGGTGAAGCGGCAGTATAAGGTCTTCCCGTCCGCCTACGCATCGGGCGCCATCGCCAAGTGCCGGAAGAAAGCTAGTGGCGGTTCGTAAGACAGCTAAGGGCGCCGCCCTCAAGCGCTGGTTCAAAGAGGACTGGAAGGATGTCCGAACCGGTAAAGAGTGTGGTCGCCAGAAGGGTGAGAAGCGCGGGACTCCGTACTGCCGCCCGAGCAAACGCGTGTCGTCAAAGACGCCCAAAACGGCGTCAGAGATGACGGCTGCTGAGAAGAAGAGCAGGGTGTCGCAGAAGAAGAGTCTCGGTCAGCCAGCAGGCAAACCCCGCCGTGTGAAGCCTCTGCAGAGGAAGAAGTAAATGGCAACGTCCGGTACAACAGCGTTCAACATGGACTTCACGGAGATCGCCGAGGAAGCATGGGAGCGTGCCGGACGGGAAATGCGTTCTGGTTACGACCTGCGTACTGCTCGTCGCTCCATGAACCTCATGACCATCGAGTGGCAGAACCGGGGCCTAAACCTCTGGACCATCGACGAGGGCACGGTAAGCCTCGTTAGCGGGACTGCCCAGTACAGCCTCCCCGCCGATACCGTTGACCTACTGGAACAAGTGATCCGTACGGGAAGTGGTACGACGCAGCAGGACCTGACCATCAACCGGATCAGCGTCAGCACCTACGCCTCCATCCCGAACAAGAATGTTACGGGGCGCCCGATTCAGTTTTGGATTGAGCGGCTTGAAGACGCACCGCGTATCAACATATGGCCGGTGCCAGACAGCAACAACTACACCTTCAAATACTGGCGGATGCGCCGCATCGAGGACGCAGGCCGAGGCGTGCAGACGCCGGATATGCCCTTCCGGTTCCTCCCCTGTTTGGTGGCAGGTCTGGCGTACCATATCGCTATGAAGGTGCCGGAGCTGCAGCCGCGTATCCCGATCCTGAAGGCTATGTACGAGGAAGAGTTTGACCGCGCCGCAAGCGAAGACCGGGTGAAGACCAACGCCCGCTTTGTGCCGCGCATAGGACGCATCTAATGGGTAACCGGTTCGCTTCTAGCCAGCGGGCCCTCGGTATCTGCGATGTCTGCGGCTTTCAGTACAAGCTGCGCGAGCTACGGAACGTCTTCGTAAAGCGCCGCGATACGAACATTAAGGCTTGTCCTGAGTGCTGGGACCCGGATCAGCCGCAGTTGCAGTTGGGCGAGTACCCGGTGGATGACCCGCAGGCTATCCGTAACCCGCGCCCAGACAGTGCTGAATACGCGCAGAGTCGCGCTATTATTGTCCCGTTACAGCCCGCGCCTTGTGCGGGGTTTGTTGGTACAGTGACCGTCACAACGAGTTAGGAGTAGGTCATGAAAGTTAAAGACACCGGCAAGATCAAGAAAGTTCCGAGTCCGAAGATCAACCAGCCGATCAATATGAAAACGTCTGGGATCAAGATTCGCGGTACGGGCGCAGCTACCAAGGGCACCATGGCCCGTGGGCCGATGGCATAGGGCGTAAGTCATGAACTACACCGAGCTGAAGACCAACATTCAGGACATCTGTGAAACGACTTTCACGGACGATCAGCTCGCTATGTTCACGGAGCAGGCTGAGCAGATCATCTATAATTCTGTTCAGATTCCCGCCCTACGCCGTAACGCCACAAGTAACTTCACGGTAGGCAATCAGTATCTGGCGCTGCCCTCGGACTTCCTCTACGCCTACAGTCTGGCGGCGGTGGATGGCTCTGGGGACTACCAGTACCTGCTGAACAAAGACGTGAACTTCATCCGTGAGGCTTACCCGGCGTCCTCAGGCACAGGCCTGCCCCAGCACTATGCGTTCTTTGATGACGACTTCTTTATCGTAGGCCCGACGCCTGACTCCACCTATACGGTCGAGCTGCATTACGGTTACTACCCCGAGTCCATCGTAACGGCGGGCACGACGTGGCTAGGTGAAGAGTTTGATTCCGCGCTCCTTAACGCCGCATTAGTGCAGGCTGCGCGGTTTATGAAGGCCGAGCCCGATATTGTGCAGAATTACGATAAGATGTTTGCGTTGTCCCTGACCCTGCTGAAGCAACTCGGAGATGGCAAACTGCGCGAGGACGCTTATCGTTCTGGGCAATACAGGATGCCGGTGAGTTAATGTTTAGCGTAGATGTTTCGGTCTCCTCCGAACCTATCGTCACCGTACACACGACGAATAATCGGGGGTTCACGCCAGAAGAAGTAGCCGGGCGTTGCGTCGATAGGCTGATGAGTGTGTCCGAAACTGCACACCCCCTGATCCGAGATCAGGCTAAAGCGTTCAAGGCGGACATGGGGAAGGTGGTAGCGCACTACATGCGTGAGGCCATTTCCAGTGACCGGACAACTATCTACAATGCCTTAATTGAGGCAGGGCACCCCGAATTAGCGGATGCCATAAGGAGGCTATGACGTGGCGATTACTCAAGCAATGTGCACGTCGTTTAAGACTCAGCTCTTAACCGGCACGCACGACTTCACCAACGGGACGGGCGATACGTTCAAGATCGCGTTGTTCACCAGCTCGGCTACCCTCGGTGCGGCCACTACGGCGTACAGCACGACGAATGAAACGTCGGGCACTGGGTACACGGCTGGGGGCAACACGCTCACGAACGTGACTCCGACCAGCTCTGGCACGACGGCGTTCACCGATTTTGCCGATACGACGTGGTCCTCTGCGTCTATCACGGCTCGCGGTGCGCTGATCTACAACAGCACTGAGGCTGATGCTGCTGTGGTTGTGCTGGACTTCGGTTCGGACAAAACGTCTACGGCAGGTGATTTCACCATCCAGTTCCCGACTGCTGACGCTTCCAACGCCATCATTCGCATCGCCTAAGGGCATGTAAATGGCGTCGTCAACGCTATACGCGGGCTGGGGCAGAGCTGGCTGGGGCGCTGGCTCGTGGGGCCGACCTATCCTTGTTATGGAGGTCGATGGCTCTGCGGGCACGGGCGCGGTCGGCTCGGTCGCTGTATCCACAGAAGCGTTTGTCGCCGTCACAGGTGTTGCCGCTACTGGAGCCGTAGGCTCGGTTGTAGTTTCTGCGGACGCGAATGTACCCACCACCGGACTCTCGGCTGCTGGCGCGGTTGGCTCTGTAGTTATTGTTGCGGAGTCTGTTGTTGACGTTACCGGTGAGGCCGGTACGGGGGCAGTTGGTACTGTAACAGTACAGGCTAATGCGAATGTACCTGCTACGGGGCTTGAGGCTACCGGCGCGGTCGGTACGGTCGTTGTTGATGCAGCGGCTGTCGTTGACGTTACCGGTGAGGCCGGTACGGGAGCAGTTGGTAGCGTAGATATTGCTGCTGATGCCAACGTCCCCACTACGGGCCTTGAGGCTACCGGCGCTGTCGGCACGGTCTTTGTCGCCCTTGGACAGACTATCAAACCCACTGGCCTTGCAGCTACTGGGGCTGTAGGCGACGTAACAGTAACAGGCACGGCCAATGTATTCCCGATAGGTGTAGCGGGAACGGGGCAAGTGGGTACTGTTAACGTGTGGGGTGATATAGTACCAACGCCCGGTAATTCGTGGAATGATATAAACCCGTCTGGCGGTATCTGGGTAGATGTAGTGCCCGGTGTTACACCTGATTGGACCGACGTAGCGGCTTAGCTAGAGGATTAGGACATGACGAGTACATATACCACCAATCTGGGCATCGAGAAGATCGAGTCCGGTGCACAAACGGGGGTGTGGGGTACTACGACCAACACTAACCTCGACATCATCGACCAAGGTATCAACGGCGTCCATACCGAGACCCTTGCTGTCCCCGGTGACTCTAGCTCCCCCAATACCCTACCCATCACGGACGGCGCTACGTCTGCTGGGCGAAACAAGCTAATCGAGTTTGTGGACGGTGGCGATCTTGGGGCTACGGCCTATGTGCAGCTCACGCCCAACGATGCAGAAAAGATCGTATTTATGCGGAACAGCTTGTCCGGTGGCCGCAGCGTTATCGTGTTTCAAGGCACCTATAACGCGTCAAACGACTTCGAAATCCCTAATGGTAAAGATGTTGTCCTCAAGTTCGACGGTGCCGGTGTCGGCGCTACGGTAACGAACGTCTTCAACAGCTTGCGGGCAGAGGGCGTTTCGCTTGCTTCAGGCGCCACGGTCACGGCCATCCTCGACGAAGACAACATGGCGTCAGATAGCGATACTGCGCTCGCAACTCAGCAGTCGATCAAGGCCTATGTAGACGGGTCTACCCCGGATTTCACCTCCATCGGTACTGACGTAGCGCCTACGACCGACGACAACAACGACCTCGGCTCTTCCACCAAGCGCTGGCAGGACCTCTACCTGTCCGGCGGGGCTTACCTTGGCGGCACGACCTCCGCGAACCTCCTGAGCGATTACGAAGAGGGGACGTGGTCGGTTTCGCTTATTACCCCCTCCGGCCACAGTGGGACCATTACCCCCGGAGACGGCCAATATATAAAGGTCGGAGATATGGTCTTTGTGACCATAGAACTTTTCACTAGCGGTTATACCCAGCCAGCAGGCACAGATACTTATATCCGAGGCTTACCTTTTACAGCACTCACGTCGGGAACAGGTATGCCTACTTGGGGCTATCCGGGCACAAACCTTGCGATAAGCGGCGGTAATAGAGACTCTTTTGGAGCAGCGGTTTTTAGCGACATTATATGGCCTATGACCACGGACCAGTTTGGGCGAACGTATTCCCGGATAATTTTCAGCATTATGTACCGGACATCTTAACGAGGATTTGCCATGCTCAGCGAAGCGCAAGAAGTAGACAAGATCGAGGTCGTGGGGCCTTACAGCATGATCCAAGTGAGGACCGCGACGGTGATTAGCCGAGACGGGGCGGAGATTTCGCGGTCTTTTCACCGCACGACCATCGCTCCGGGGCAGTCCCTAAGCGGCCAAGACCCGAAGGTGGTTGCTATCGCCAACGCGGTCCACACGCCCGAGGTGGTTGCCGCCTACGAAGCGTATATCGCGGGGCTCACTGGGGGCTAAGCCATGCCGAGCACCTATACCACTAACCTTGGCATTGAGAAGATCGGGAGCGGTGAGCAGTCCGGCACTTGGGACATTACCACCAACCTCAACTTCGACATCATCGACCAAGGGATCAATGGCGTTGTTTCGGTCACGCTGGCGGCTGCGGGCACCTCTGGCTCGCCCAACACCATCGACATCACCGATGGCACCCTGAGCGATGGCCGGAACAAGTTCATTGAGTTTGTGGATGGGGGCGACCTCGGGGCCACGGCCTATGTGCAGCTCACGCCGAACGACGCAGAGAAGATCGTCTTCATGCGTAACAGCCTTTCTGGCTCGCGGTCGATCTTGGTCTTTCAGGGCACCTACAACGCCGCGAACGACTTTGAGATTCCCGCCGGGAAGGACGTGGTTATCCGCTTCGACGGGGGTGGTGCCGGGGCGACCGTGACTG